GTTTATCTGCGAGTGCTATAAGTCATATTAATAGTAATTATAATGTTGATGGGGATTTTTTACGTTTAAAATCTAATAACGCTATTTGGTATTATTCATATGGAGCCCCAATTTTTGATGAGACAGCTAAGTATGCAGCTCCTTCTTCTGCAGGAGATGTTGTACCAAAAGTTTTTGCAGGTGATAAGACTTTTGGGTTTGTACGTAATCGGGTTTTGTATGTTTGGGGCATGAATCGTCAAGGTCAAACTGGGGTATCTTCTACGGATTGGGTGGTAGGGTATCCTAAAGCTGTTACATTACCTTAAAGAGGTTATTTTATTTCTTTAATTTAATGTCGTAAGTCAATAAAAATTTGTGTTAAAATATTTATAAGAAATTTTCTTTACAAATAATAAAAAAAGGAGTAGGCGATGCCTCGGGTAAATTTTAATCAAATTTTGAAATCTTTAGACGGCAAAAATATTTTGTTAGATGATAAAGAAGAGTTTTCTTTTCGTAAGGCAGCAGTAGGAGCTTTATTAGGTTCTGGTGGAACGGATGCTACCTTAACAGGGGCAAAGAAAGCTGAACGTTATGAGTTGGCGTTAAAGGTTTCAACTGCTGAGGGTGTAGTAGACATTACTGCTCAAGAAGCGGAAGAGATTAAAAAGGTAGTTGGAGAAACTTATGCTCCTATTGTAGTGGGTCAAGTTTTTAGACTTCTTGACGGATCAGTTATAGTAGCAGAAGGATAAACATATGGGTTACGGAAAAATACAGGGCCAAAAAGTTATTAGTTTTTCAGGTGTAACTAAGGAAGCTTTACCTAATAGTGTATTTGACGATGGTAAAGTTCCTGCTTTTGCACGTTGTGTGGCAACAGGTGCTGGTACTTTTTTCCATGATGATAGTCAGACCACTGGGGTAGCTGCTACTGCAGGGGATATTTTTGAAATTGGGGAAGCAGGTCTTTTGCAAAATCCTCAAGCTTTTCGCAGGGCCCGTTTTACAGGTAATTGGGAAGTAATTATTTATTATGGTAGAGGCGGAAGCTAATGCAAATTAGAGAAATACTAAATTTAGTGTCGGATGAATTACGAGATGGGAAAGCTACTAAGTACTCTCGTACTTCTTTATTAATAAAGCTTGAAGAAGGCGTTACTCAGTTTGTTCAAGATTCTAAGATTCTTAAGAATAGTATTTTGATTCCTGCAGTTGCAAATCAGGGGGTTTACCCGTTACCTATTTACGGCATGAATATTAATGTAATATCTGGTAATGAAGCTGCTTCCTCTACTGCTAGTAATGATGATCAAGTTCCTACTTATTTAAGTTTAATCCGTTTAGGTTGGAGGGACAGACTTAATAACGGCGATGATGAAGTGTTGAGGTCTAACTCTACTTTTGAAAGAGATGAAGCAGGTCAGTCTAGGTTTCAAATTGGTGCGCCTTTATATCACTACAATGATGAACTTAGTTTTTATAAGTTTGGTGTTTGGCCTATTCCTGACTCTAATGAGATAGCTGCTTCTGGGGTAGATAAGAGGTTTCAGTTAGATTATGTTCGCGATGCTCTTTATTATACAGATGCTGCGAATACTACTTTAGTAACTACTAGTCTTACTGAAGATCATTATTTAGATAATGGGATTCCTTTACAGTTTCAACGTAAGTTGTATCTTTTAGTCTGTTACTTACGTTTGAAGAATAGTATTGATCCAACTGATGTACAAAAAGCTGCAAATTATAAGGCTCTTTATGAGTCTGAATTACTTGAAGAAGCTTTAAGATCTGGTTCTCATATGGAGAGATATAATCAGCTTAAAGTTCAAAGTTAAATAACAAAAGGAAATAAATATGTCTGAGACTTTTGAGGCTAATCAGCCTATGAATTCTGGCAGTGAAACAGCGAGTACAACTGCTACTAGTGCTCTTAAAGCTTACCGTGAAGGTACAGGCTCTAAGAAACCTTTTACAGAGTTTAAAGATGGTAAGAAAGAAGTTAGCGGAAAAGGACACTCAGTACAAACAATAACTGAGCAGCCTAGTGGCGTAGATGAGCGTCATACAAAAGAGCCTGACACTGTTCAGTATAAAGAGAAGGATTTAGATCCTAATGCAAATGTAAAAAATTCAGGCGAAGAGGTTAAGAAGGCTGAGTCGAAAGATGGCGAAGAATCTCCGAGTGGCGAAGAATCTGAAAACAAGGTTGAAGATCGTAAGTCTGTTTCTACTGAGTTAGAAAAAGACGCTGCGACAAAATCAAAATCAGAAGAAGTCGATGTAGAGAATGAAGTTAAAACTGCGGACAGAACTGACGAACTTTTAAAACGTTTGGAGGCTTTAGAAACTGCTAAGCAACGCGAGGCAGAGGAAGCTAGAAAAGCGGAGCGTCTTAAACAAATTAAGAGTGATCAAGAATTAGTTAGTAATGATTTTAAGTTTGAGTATGACGTAAGTAGTATTCTTTCTTTAGATGATGTACCTGATTCTGTAAGGGACTATGTCCTTGATGATGAACAAGCAGCACAAACTATGCAGTATTTGATTACGGATGCTCTGAACAAGTTAGTCAAAGATTTTTCTGGTTATGGGGATGCTCAAGAAAGAGTTCAGCAATTTCAAATGGAAGAAGCTGAGTCTCAGAGACAAACTGTAGTTAGAGGTCTTACAGATCGTGGAATTGATGTGAATGTTTTTAACTCGAAAGAGTTTAAGGCTTTTGAGCAAGATCCAAAGAATTTTAAGCAGATTGATAATCTGGCTGAAAGATTTGGGTTTGGTTCATTAGAGTTTTCTCATTTGGTTCACGATATGTTTCAGGCAAGCTTAAAAAGTAAGAAGTCTGAAACAGCTAAAGCGACACGAAGTGAAGCGGAAGCTGCTAGACAGAAAATCGCTCAAGGCCAAGAGACAGCTGCTCAAGGTCAAGTGGTTGGAGGTCGAGCTACAGAAAAGGTTGCGGTAGATCCACAATCTCCTGAAGCTAAGTTGGCAGCGTATCGAGCACAGAGGTCGAAAAGGTTTTAACATTAATTATTTATTTTTAAGGAGATTGAAATGAGTGTAGCAGGAAATACTACCGATAATCTTCGTCGTGAGGTCAGGGACGCGTTTTATAGTCCCAAGTGGTTAGACTACAATCTTAAGCATTTGCTATGGCAAAAAATGGCTATGCAAATCGAGATGCCTAGCGGTGAAGGAAAGACAGTTCATATTAAAGCTTGGAATCCCCCAGCTAGAGTAATTACTCCAGTACCCCTTCTTGAAGGTGTTACTCCAGATGCACGTAAACTTACTCGTAGAGAAGTTAGTGCTCAGTTAGTTTTCTACGGAAATTATTTAGAGCACACTGATTTATTAGAGACTATTTTTGAAGATGCAGATAACTTAAAAACTGGTGAGAATCAATTCTTGGCTACTCTTCAAGCTGAAGAGCGCGACATGGCTATGTTTAATATTCTTACTGGTGGTACTAACGTTGTATATGCAGGTGGAGTTAACTCCCGAGCTAACGTTAAAGCTCCAATTTCTATTGGTGATTTACATGCTGTAAACCGAGCACTTAAGAACGGTCTTGATGGTCGAGCAGGAATGCCGATTACTGAGATTATGCGTTCAGACGGTAGTTTTGGGACAGTAGATATTGAGCCTTCATACGTTGCAGTTATAACTCCAGATTTAGAGTACGATATACGTTCATTGCCTGGATTCGCTCCTTCAAGTTCGTATGCTGCTACTACTAAATTAATTGACGTTCATGAGTTTGGAAAAGTTGATAATTTCCGATTTATTTCGACTACTAATTATGAGCCTTTCCGCGATGCTGGAATTGCTAATCCTTCAGTTGAGAATGTTCTTTATACTGCTGGTGATGGTGGTGCTGGAAGTAAAGCTGATGTTTATCCTATTTTGATTTTTTCACAGGATGCTTATGCTACTATTCCTTTGACTGGTGAGCAGGGCATGATGTTGATTAGAAAAGACTTAGGTTCCTCTGGTGGATTAGATCCTTTGAATCAGAGAGCAACTGTTGGTTATAAGAATCCATTTGCTGGAGTAATTTGCTTTCAGGAAAGATTGATCCGACTTGAAGTAGCTTGTACTGCTCAAGCAGGACTATAGGAAGTGAGGTAAGAAAATGGGACTTGATAAGCACGGAATTTTTAGACACACTTATACTGTTGCCGATGGCACTGTAGATATGATTCAAGAGTTAGGTTTTGAACCTTCTGAGATTGAAATTTATAATGAGACTACAAAAGTCACTACTTTTTTAAAAGGTGGCATGGTAGCTTCAGAAGAAATTTCACAGCTTGGTGAAGTAAACCCTGCTCCTCATATTAGTAAGTATGATGGTGGAACTGTTGTTTTGCATGATAATGGTCAGACTCCAACTTATAAAGATTCAAAGGGTAACTCGTTGAGTTCATCTCTTTATAAGGATCTTGAAGGTAGAGATTCATTGTTGCAGAATTTACCTAAGTTAGAGTTGTCAGATAGCGAAGGTAGTCAGTATATTACTAAGGCTGGTTTTAAATTAGCTAATGGGGTATACGCTACTAATGATGTTATACACGTAAAAGCTGTTCGTTAATTCAATAGATAGCTAGGGGCTTCGGCCTCTAGCTTTTTATTAATTTTATAAATTAAAAAAAGGAAATAAAAATGGCAAAGAACTCGAAAATTTCTCCAGAGATTGCTGCACCCCCTGAACAAGAAGATTTACTTCATCAGTTAGAGACTTTGAAAGCTCAGTTAGCTGAGAAGGATGATCTTATTGCTGAGAGGGATGCTGAGATTCATTCTTTAGAGTACACAATTTCTACAGACTTGATTACTTTTGAGCGTCAGTTAGCTAAAGATCATGAAACTATTTTGCGTAATTATGGCGAGAAGGTATCTAAATTTCCTCGTCATATGAAGACTGTAGTTAGAGATCATACAGGTTTTAATGGTCAGCGTCTTACTAAGCAGATTGTTGACAAGTCTCGTTGGACAGACGAGCAAGTTAGAATTTATCAAAAGTATGAAGATGCTTTGAAAGAATTAGATGATCGTCGTAGAACAACTATGGTTGCTGTGACTTTAATTGATGACCCTGATGTAGCGGATGGTCAATTGAATTGCGGTGTTAATGGTCAGTTACTAGGGTTGTATTACTCTAACGATTACATGGTTGAGGGAGCTAAGGAAGGTAGACGGGTTCAGTTAATTCCTTATTGTAATTATGACGCAATAATGAAGTCGTACAAAGTTAGATTTAAGCCTATTGTAAACTCGACAGGTGGTGAAGGTCATTTACCTTACAAGATTACCCCAGTTGTTGAAGCATCGTTGGCTACTCCTGAACAGATAGAAGAGCACAATAAAAAACTTCGTTTAGGCAATAGACGTAGAAACATGGAGCTTTCTGGTTAGGTAAACTTTTAGTACGAGGTTTAATGGCTATGTGAGGGTCTAATGGCTGAGAAAAATATTCGTGTTTTTAAGGGTCTTAACAGTGTTACAGACCCTTCTTTTTTAGATGAAGCTGGGGGTCAATTAGTTTGGGCTGAGAACGTAGATTTTCGTTCTGGGAAGATTCGTCCACTACCAAAGAGTGAGCTCGTACTTACTCAGCCTGATGATTATCAAGTAGGGTTAAACCCTGTCCCTCAATTTTATCAAGGCAATTATTTAACTCAAGAAGCTAGATCAAATGTTTGGGGGTTGAATGATATTTACTCTGTGAGTTTATGGGTGTTAGGCCAAGATGTTTTTTATTATTTACTTTCTCATACAACTCAAGATTTTTACATTTATCGGGGGACTTTA